ACCAGTAACCAACCAAGTGTAACCTATTGTTGGGTTAGCTGGCAATGCAACATCAAAACTAAGTGTATCTACAGTTCCAGCTAGGTTTGTTACATTTCGTGTTTCTAATGTTGTACCATCTGCACCAACAATAGTAACTGAGTAAGTTTCACCTACCGCCAATTCAATTGGATAATCTAATTCAAGTGCATCGAGGTCACCGCCTGCAATTCTACCACCATATCGTTGATCAAAGCTTGCTGCACCAGCAATTCTGCGATCCGCAATCTCTAACACATCGCCTGGGCGAGTAAGTAGGAATTCAGGACCGCCAAGGAATGTAACAGTTCTATCTTCGTTACAGCTTGTGTAAACCATCCACTGAGCAAAGGCATGTGCCTCTGCTTCATTAGCACAACCCATTTTAGTTACTTCAAGTTCATTTCTACCAAAACGAGCAATATTAGCATCAGCTGCCCAATCACTTTCCTTAGGATAGATTGAATATCGTAGTCTAAAGAAGTCATCTGGATCATTGAAGGCTACTTTAGCTACAGTAATACGGTCCTTTGCTGCGGTACTTGAATATGCAAACAATCCATCTTTAACATTGTCGTTTGTTACAATACGGGCTGTTGCTCTTGGAGCATCCTGCTTGAGCACAACTGCACCAGCACCAAAGTATAGGATACCTCGCATACTTGAAGCAATTTGCTGTAGCATCTCAATGCCGTCTTGCTGTCCATTAATTTGTGTGTTGAATGTAAATCTACGACGAACTCCGCCTTCACCATCATCAACACCTACATAGGTACCTGTCTCATCTACTGCATCACAGTAACGAGCAGCCTCATAGAAGTTGTATCTGTCAACAAAGCTTTCTGCTAGTCCTAAACCAATATCTGTATCAACAATCAAGTTATAAAGGTGCCATACTGGGTTTGATGTGGACTCATATATAAATGTTCCATCCCAAATGCCTGCATAGTTTGGAATGCCATTAGTTACTGTGTAGTTTGATGGTACTTGTACTTTAACACCGCTAACTTCAAAAGCAACACCTGGCAAGCTGTTGCCAAAATCCTCAGTAGCAATCTCAACACCAATACATGCTGTTCCTAAGTACTCTTCTCTTCCATAAAACAATTCAGTTGCGGCTTGCACTGTTGTATCATTACTGAGACGAGCACTAACACTGTCTGCTGTAAGACGAGTTACTCTCCAATCCCAAGCTGCTGTTACAGTGTCTGGTGCTGCAATACGAACTGCTCTTTGGAATGCTCCACTACTTTTACCTGTAATTGATCTTGTTCCACGATCTTCCCAAATACCACTTGCTGGATCACGAACTTCATATTTTAGGGAAATTGCAGTACCCTTAATATCACCATTTGATAAAACTTCCTGCAATGCCGGAACTGTAATAATAATACGAACAGCATCAACTTCAATGTCGCTTACAGTTCTAACAACTGGTGTACCGAATTCAAGTACAGTATTAACATTAACCACACTAGATACTTGTGTAAAGTTCGAACGGAGTGATTTGCTGCTTCCTTTAGCTGGGTTAGTAGGAGGGATAGTAGGAGCAAATCCAGTTCCATCACTTTGTGCTGTTGAGACACCTTGGAAGTTATAAGACCCGCCTAAGGATTGTAGTCGTGTTTCGTTTAAGTAAACTGACTTGTCACCATCAATTAGTCCACCAGTAGTACCACTTGAATATGCTGTTAAGGCACGAGCAACGACACTACTAAACTGGTTGTCTTGTACTTCAGTTGGAGCCCTGCCGCCGCCCTTACCACCACCACCAGCACCGGTTAAGTCTTTATTTTTATCACTTGACATTATTCATCCTATGCATACAGTCCGCCGCCGCCATCATCTTCAACAACTAGCTCTGTGTTAATAATTACACCACCAACTAGCACTCGTTCGCCAGCAACATATGGAAGGACACTGCCTTCCTTGTTTGTATTTAAGGGTCCTGTAAAGATGGTATTTCTAACTCTATCGGGTCTATCAAATGCTCCTGGGGCTTGTGCAAATGCCCCCATAACAAGACTAACACCAATTCCAAGCACTTGCATACCTGTAATACCAAATGCACTTACACCACCAATTGTGACTGCACCAGAAAGGGATCCACCAGCAATAGCACCCAAACCACCTGTACCAATAATAGCAACTGCAATAAGTGCAAGTCCTAGAATAGCTTTGGCAGTATTGTTATTAGAATCACCGCCACCACCACCACCACTACCATCAATAGCAGGAATAATGTGTAGCTCTTTGCCTCTAATCTGCCAACTAGCAAGTTGATCAGGTTGCATTGTTTCTTTTTGTCCCTTAGGGATAACTTGTATATACATGTCTTGGATCTTTGTAAAGAATCCTGGGAAGTTCATTTCAAGTGCACTTGCTGCTTCACGGGCTGTATTGAATACACACTCAAACACACCACCAGGTAGGTGACTTGCAAGTTCTCCGTGTAATACTATTTTTCTCTTCATTGTTGGTATCTCCATACTGAGTGGAACATTGCCCTACTTGGGTTAATATATTTACCCACTGTGTCAAAACGGCTATTCCTGTAAGGCATATGATGCAGTCCATTATCACCACCCAAATATAGGATAGCATGGTTAGCAACTCGTGCTTTTAATTTAATTAGAAACACATCATTCTCTTGTGCTTCTTCTCTATCGATTTGAACAAAGCCAGTTGCCATTGCATTGTCTAAATACATCTCTTCATCTTTGTGCCAAAAGCCATCTTCTCTTGGGAATATAGGAATTGTAATTCCTAATGTGTGTCTGTAGTAATCCCTAAAGATTGAATAGCAATCGTATACACCATAAATGTAAGGACGATCCTCATATTCAGCAATAGGAAGTGTATCACCAAACCAAATAATGTTACCAGGACCAGACTTGTTAATCAACTGTATACCAAATGGCACTCCCCAGCTTTCCTGTGTTTCCATATCATGCTTGCTTGGAAACATTGGATGATTTTCTAGTGGGTGGCTGTGTATAACACCCTGTAATTGTGTGCCATACTCAGCAACTAATTCTGGATCTACTTTGAAATGGTTTTCCGGATCTAAGTGCTTGTTGTCAAGTGGAATATACACTCCATCAACAACAAATCCTACACTTTCTTGTGGGTATACTTCTGCTGCATGTGCTTGACTTGCTTGTGTTACTGTGTGATCAAACGGCTGTTGTGCTGTTCGCCATGGTGTTAAATTTGTCATTTGGTTACCTTTGTAATCCTGGATATTCTGTTCTAAACATTTGCTTGTTAGGTACTTTCCTTAGGATCTGATCAAAAGGTGCTGCCAATTCAAACTTTAGTGTCATACCATCTGCTTGGATGATACGGTTAACTGCCCAAATCTCTGGACCGTAATAGCTTCCCTCATCATAACCGTCTACTGTGCTTTCATAACGGTACACTGGTGCACCAATTGCATCATCATATGCAAACATTGCAGTTAGTAGCAAAGCATTTGCATCGGCAATAGTGATAGTAGGTTTAGGTGTTCCACCCGCACCATCTAGTGCCCATCCATCGCTTACGAAAGGGATAGGTGTCCACTGTTGTCCTTCAAAAGTTAGTTCTCCAGCAGCTTGTGTTGAGTCAAGACTATTATAAGCATTAAAAAATGCCCCACCAAACTGTGTGAAGTCGATTTGCACGAATTCAAGTAATTGTCCATACTCTAAGCCTGCTGCTGCCTGTTCTACTGTTGCCATTAAGTGTTATCTTTCATATTATGGTTGCCCTGGCGGTGCAACTAAATCATATTCTTTAATTAAAGTTGCACTTGCTACATATGTAAACTCTGCACCTGATGATTCAAGTAATTGTATATCATAGCTTTGCACTGTAAAGTTTTGTTCTACATTTTCATATGGTGGTGTCCATTCTATAAGACTTACACCTAATGTTGCATCAAACAAATCACCCAAACTCTTTGCTTCTGCTTGAGTAAGTTTAGTCCAACTTAGCTGGTAAGTTACTTCAACATTATTAAAGCCTCTTGCTGCACGGATTGTGTAGTTGTCTGTTTGGAATCGTTCAGTTTGCATCTTTGCACTACGGCTAGGTGCTTCTGCTCTAATTTTATCTGTTAGTATGAGTGCTACCATTAGTAACTCCTAGATTTCTGGAAACCACCGCCACCACGGTTTTGCATTTTAATGATTGTGTCTGTAACTTTAGCTTCAATTGTCTTATTGAAGTTGTTAGCAAACTCTCTAGCTGCTTCTGGACTTGTGTCTTGTCCAGGGTTAATAGTTGTGTTGAATACAGGAGCAATTACTCCTCCGCCACTGTTGTTACCAAGCATAGCTGCACTGTCACTGTTAGAGTAAACTCTTCCAGGACCACTTATAAGTTCTGGTCCATTCTCACCTACAAGTCCAAACTTTCCACCTGGAATTTGTCCGCCAGTAGCAAATCCGCCAGCAAACAAATCACCAAGACTTCCAAGGAAGCCAGCAGTTGTACCACCGGCACCAAACAAGCTGTCCAGGATAGGTTTAACAAATGCTACTTCAAGTATCTTAGCAACAATTTGGTCCATTAAACCAGTAAAGAAGCTACCAAAGCTGGATAGTATGCCTTCACCTGTTCTAATGCTTGTGGCTAAGTCGCTTGCAAGAGCTTTCCCTGCATCTTTAACAAGGTCGGTAAACTTTTGTAGTCCGGTAATAGGCGGATCTATTTTAGGTCCTAGATTGCCTAATGTATCGCCTAGTTTATCAATTATCTCATCAGTTTCTTCTGTCGAGACACCTGCCTCTTCCATCTTTTTACGAAGTTCAGCAAGTGACTCTAGTGGAAGAGTGGCAAGAAGTTTTATACTTTCACCATAACTACCTAGTAAGTCTGGCAATCCACCAAGAAATTCGTCACCGCTGTTGCTTAAATCTGTTCCAGCTGATCTAAGTGCATCTGATAATGCAGTATCAATTCCAAGTGCCGCAGCAACTTTCCCGCTAACACCACCAAGGCTACTGATTATTGTGTCAATAGAATCAGCTGATATAATAAGAATATTGCCCCACATCTTTTTAAAGACAGCTTCAACAGCAAATCCTACATCACCCATAAACTCTACAAAGTAAGAACCAAGTAACTGTAGGCGACCAAATACTTCTACAGCAACATTTTTCGCTAATACAAATGCTGCACCAATACTGCCTGTTGCCTCTACAAGTCGTGTAAATTGGTAAATTAATTCACCAACAATAACAATAAGAGCACCAATACCTGTTCGTATTATTGCTCCTCTTAATACTTTTAAGCTTGTAACAAGAGAAAATACTGCTTTAACTGCGGTAATACCAACAGCAACAGCAAATCTGCCACCTAATACTGCGGCTGCTACACCTGCTGTGATAACAAATCGATCAATATTGTCTGCAATAAAGTTAATTGCTCCTGCAAAAGCATTAATTGCTGCAATAGCTGCTGGAGCAAACAAGTTACCAATAGCTGTACTAAGGTTGAATACTGCACCTTGTAAGTTACTAAATGCAATTGTTAGTGTGCCAGCAAAGTTGCCAGCAGCACCATCAAATATACCACCACTTTTACCTAAATCAACAAGTTGATCTGTAAGTTGTTTAGCTGATGATGCAACTGCAACAGTTTGATCACCAAATCGTGCAACAAATTGATCATTTTCTTTGCTTACTTTAATACCAAACTCTTTTAGTCGTTCAAACTCACCTGTTATTGAGTCAGCAAGTGCCTCTGCAAGCTGGTTAAGGGATTTACCACTACCAGCAGCAATGTCGGCAAAAGCTTCTAGGCTCTCTGCACTGTTGTCAA